TATACGGCTGATATAACCTCTCCAAAAGCATTTAGATACATTGTAAATGATATTTTTTCATTAAGTGACACCCCTGGGATATATCCAGAATTAAGCAAGTGGGTTAGTAACCATATAAACACAGCGTTGAATGCAGTTCTGAATGGTTATGAAGTTGAAGAAGTTAAATATAATTTAGTCTTAGGCCAAAGTGCATTTAAAGACACCCGATTTGTAACTGCATACTGCAAAGAATATGACGGAACTATATTGATTAGCGATAGTGTATACAAAGCACGATTATGCAGAGGTGAGTATCAATTTACCGAAAAAGAAATTTCTGAATTAATCGAAAGACTATTTTCGGAAGGCAAATATAAATTTGCCAAAATAGTTGAAATGAGTAAAGTTAAGGCTCCAGAAAACGAGGCGGATGAATAATGGATAAAGTTAAAGTGCCAAAATATTATGAGGACTACCTCAAAGAGAGAGCAGAATACTTACTAGACAAAAATTATTTCAAGTATCTTTTTGAGGCTGATCAAGATAAGAAAAATAATTTAGCATATTCAGATTTGATTAATGGAGTCGATAAAATATTCAGGGATTCCAAAATAGAGCATTCTCCCGTAAATGACTGGATTAAAAATAATTATTCAACCGCAATTGATGCAATCATTCATGGCTATGAAATTAAAGATGCAGAAAGTGAGGTTGAATAATGGGCAAAGTTTATGTACCGAAGTTTTATGCTGATTGGCTAAAAGATAGACGTGATTATTCACCCGCATATTTAGTTTATTGCTTGGTAACAGGAAGAGAATTTCTTGATGAGAAAATACAAAATTGGTTAGATAACAATTTAGAAATTGCCATTATTGCAATTATTAATGGTTATGACATCGAAAATCCTAAAAAGTATTATGCGAGGATGAAATATATACAGTATTACAATTCGTTCTTAAATTACAATCCAGATAATGAAGTGTTTACGTTAAATAACACTGTTGAAATCAATGCTGTGCAAACTAAGTTTGATAAAGATTGGTTGCGTGACAATTTTGAACCATTTGAAACCTTGTTATCCAATGGATTAATCGAATTGATTGAGGTGAATGAAGATGACTGACAAAGTAAAAGTTCCAGTAGCGTTTCAAAATTGGCTACATATGCAACTTAATTTAAACAATGACAGCAATTTTATAGTGATGTATCTAACAGGGATTGGCAGCAACGTTAATTATTCAGCTGTATCTTATCCAGGGCTGACAAATATGAGTGATGGCTTGGTACAGTGGGTGCACGAACACTGGCAGAATGCAGTTTCTGCTGTTATTAACGATTATGAAGTTGGAAATGCTAAAAAAGTATTAGGTTATAAATTATCAAGTGGCCCGTATGTAGCTGGTTTTAGTTATGAATCTAGATATCATGACGGCGTGAATTTGACTACATTTACAGTTGGTACTTGGGATAAATTCCAATCTCTTGATGAAAATGAATTGAGAGAAATCGACAAATGGATGAAAGGCGATATTGTGGCCAATTATGAAAAATAAAATAACAGATTTTGGTCATGATGATAAATTCGACATTTCTGATGCACTAACGATCGTGAATAAACTATATCGTGAAGAAAATGTTAAAGCGATTGGCACAGTCATTTTGATTGAAAAAGATGGTCAATTATTAGTCAAAACGATTGATGCATACAGTAACGATAATAACAATTATGATAAAAGCTTCGCATTGCTCGGATCCATAGAGTACTTAAAGGATCAAATTAAAGATGATGAATAAACTTATCGGAGGTAATAAATATGCCATTGGTAACAAATAAGAAATTACAAGGAATTACCACTGTTGACGGCACATCAATTAATATGGGGATGGATGTTACAAATAGTTTGTTAATTAAAAGTGCTAAATACAATGAATATGGTGTGCTTGATAATTTTTTTGATGGTTTAGCAATTGATCCAGATTTGTTTGGTATTGACTTTGCAAATGAACTTAAAAGAAACAGTTATGGTGAGTTTTACAACCGTCATGTTATGGGTATTGTGTATGAATTTAAGGGATTTGTAGATGGCATAAATATCTCGATTAAAACTGATATAGGTTATGTTTCATTTTCAATTCCTCATAGTCAAATTAAATATCGTTGGTACACAGATATGATTGATTGGAAAGAGGAAGAAAATGAAGAAACCGAAGTATAGCAGTGATAAATTTATTAAAAAATATAATCATGACCAAAGGAAAAAAGAGCAAGAATTACAAAATGAATTCACTGAGAAAAAATATGATTCAGCAGGAATGATTATTTCAATAGATGGTCATGAGATGGCTCGTTATGTCGGCAATGAAAAGTGGAAAAGCATAGATGAAAAATAAATATCAAGAAATTCACGTTTTCAAATTCAAAGGATATCAAGAAGTGCCATATTTTTTTGGTATTAAAGTTCAAGCAGAATCCATATTATCGTTCATTGCTGGGTCTGAATTCGATGAGATAGCAACCGACTTATTTAACACTCAAGTCACGATTGACAAAATAAGGATTAATCAATTACAAGCACTCATCAACAGTAAGGCAACCAGCGAATTGATTATGTATAAGGCATATAAGGTGGAGAAACTTTGATGGAAAAAATGGTCGAATGTTTAGCAACGATTGTTTTAATTTTTTCATTGTGTATTTTGATTACGTTAATAGTTATGTTAGTGGTCATGGCAATACACATGAATAATTAGGAGGTGTTTGGATATCAAAAAGCAATATTTAAGTATCGCCATTACCGTGTTTCTGATTATTGAATTAATAGCCAATTTATTTATGCCGATATTTCCACCGTTATTCTTAGGCATTTGGTTATTGATTTTATATGCAATCGAATTGGCTGAAAAAATTAACGATGCGATTATCAGCAACAAGATGAATAAATTCCACCAAGAATATGAAAAACATATTTTAGAAATGATGAGTACTTATGAAGAGGAAAAGCATGACCGATCATAAAGACAAAACCAGAATTTATCTAGAAGACGGTAGCAGTGTTTGGGTAAACTCTAACAACAAAGTTTATATTGGTGGCATTTATAAGGGCACGGTTGGCGAAATATTTAACCAACATTATCAAGAAAAAAGAGCATAAAAAAAGCCACTCCATAAACCGTGAGCGGTTGCGACACAACTAGTATATCACACGGTTAGGGGGGGTTATTTTGAATTATCACACTAGCATTGATTTTGATGCTACTAAAAACAACACAAACAAATTATTAAATGAATATCGGCGGTTAAATATAGATCGTCATAAGTTAAAATTAGTCAGTAATTTATCAGCCATCCAATATGATGGGATGCCAAAGAGTCAAAGTAATCGGAATTCTACTGAAGAAGCTTTGATAAACGATTTAAATGATATCGAAGAAGAACGTAAGTCAATTGAATTTAAGATCGCTTTGATTGATAAAACCTTAGTTGAAATGACCAGAATTGATGAATATACGGCCAAATTAGCTAAGTTACTTACTTTGAGATATATTGACCGGTTTAGTGTTACCAAGTGCTGCTTCGAGCTATCAGAGGCATTTAATTCAGCAATGGAACCTATGAATGGTTTACCAATGTCACGTAATAAATTTTATGACAAACGTGATGAAGCACTATTGATTTTTGCTGAGGTTTATCCGAAAAAAAGTGACCTTATTGAGTACCAAAAACAATAATCAACACTTTCGGTACATATTCAGTACACTTTCGGTACACAATCAGTACACTTTCAGTACAAAAGTGGGACGTTTTGAGTTAATTACGGTGCTATATTGATATCGTGATAATAATATAAATGACCCGGTCGTAATTGATACCGAGCCGGTTTGATTCCGGCATACGACTTTATCAGCTAGTAATCTCCTTATTATTATTTTATTTATACGTATGATCTTTAATCTTTAGTCAGTTGATATCCTTCAAAATGAATGACTGCAACCATTCAATATTTGCTACTTTCGATTTGTGTGAATGTTTCCCCCAGTATACATTCGTAAATCTCTCCTTTTCTTTTCTCAATACAAATACAAGAAAAATTTCATGTTGCTAGCTGATAACGACTAATAACGGTATTCCGGTGGTTCGACTCCACCGATTAGCCATTGCCCCACCAAAATAAATAATTAGAGGTGAAATACCCCTTATTGTTGAATTTACTAATTAACTATCCATTCGGGGCATCATAAAAGACCTGCAAAAATCTATGACAGTTTTCAGCAGGTCTTTTTTTGTGTCTAAAAATAGAAAGTGGAAGTAGGAGTAATTTTGATGAAGCGTAATGAGTTTGGTTATGTCAGTGGTTTAGAAACCAAAATCGACAGAGAACTAAATAAGTGGTGTTTAGACCAACGGATTGAACGGGTTAACCAAAAAGATAATGAAGCGACAGTTCAAGTTAAGATAAAACATAAAAAGCCAAAAAAGTAGCAGTAAAGTTCGGTATTCCTTAGTACAATAGTTCTAAGGAGATGATGAAGTGTTTTCATATACTGAGATCAGACAGATAGCTAAAGATGTCTCGGAAGCAGCGAAAAAGTCCAAGAATGCTGAGCTGTTAGATCAAGTTCTTGATTTAAAAGCAGTGTTACTAGATTTAATGGATCAAAATCAGAATTTGAAAGACGAAATTAGAGATTTAAGAGATCAAGTTGCTAACTTATCAAACATACAGATACAAAGAGATTCAGTTGTAAAATTTCATGATATGTTCGTGGACAAAGATAAACTGAAGACTATAAAAGGAGCATTTCGACCTTATAGAGACGAACTGTTGGAACATATGTATTGTTCTAAATGTCTTCAAGATAAAGACAAGAAGATTTCAATGAACTTATTTAGACAGTCTGTTTCTAACAATTACACTTTGGTTTGTCCATCATGTGGAAGCAAAGTTATTTTTGACCATAGGTATTAATCAGCAAGATATACATTTTTAACTATTTGCGTTGCAGAGATGTGACGCTTTTTTTATACATAAAATTCCAATTAAGGCGAGGTGTGGTGATATGTAATGAGTAAGAAATTAACACCAAAACAACAGAAATTTGCAGACAATTACATTGAAACAGGTAATGCGACTCAGTCAGCACTTGAGGCAGGTTATGCGCCTAAGGCGGCTTATCAAACAGGGGCTGAAAACCTCAAAAAACCTCAGATTAAGGCCTATATAGATGCTCAGATGAATATCTTATCGAAAGGCCACATAATGAGCGCACAGGAGATATTAGAGCGCCTTACGAGGATAGCAATTGGCGAAGAGACAGAAACAGTCATTGTGTCTGGCCCTTGGGGTGTTGATAAGGAGCAAAAGCCTGCTGATACTAAAACACAGATTTTAGCCATGAAAGAAATCATGAAACGTTACCCAGATAATGATGAATTGGTTAAACAACAAATTAGAAAACTTAAAGCCGAAGCAGACATTGCTGAAGCCAAAGTTAAAGTTCTTCAAAATGATAACGATGAACAGATGGACGCAATTAGTAACATCTTGAACAAGATTGATATTAACGTAAAGGAGGCCAACACAGATGAAAGCCACAGTGATGAATAATCTATTTACTGCTAAACAGGTCGAAGTATTAAACCAAGAATTAAATAACCCTGATTGGCGGTTGATGATTAACTATGGTGCTGTTCGTGCTGGTAAGACTTTCGTTGATAACTTTGTGTTTTTATATGAAGTTCGTCATGCTGCCGAAGTTGCTAAGCGATTGGGTAAGAAACATCCACAATATATTCTGGCTGGTGTGTCTAGTAAATCTATCGAAGATAATATTCTTACAGAAATCATGGAAACATTTGGCCTTAGTTTTAAGTTTGACCAATATGGATCGTTCAAGATTACTTTTCCACATTTGCCAGGCGTTAAAGTCGTTAAGATTCATACAGGTTCAATCAGTGGATTAGGTGCTGTTCGTGGTATGACTGCTTATGGTGCATACGTAAACGAAGCGTCACTAGCAAATGAACAAGTATTCAATGAAATCAGAAACCGTTGTAATATGCCTGGAGCACGTGTGGTATGTGATACCAACCCTGATGTGCCAACTCATTGGCTAAAAACCAAGTATATCGACAATCCAAACAATTCTAGGACAATTATTAGCAATCATTTTGTTATTGACGATAATACATTTCTTGATCCGGCTTACGTGAAAGCATTGAAGAGTGATACACCATCAGGGATGTTTAGTGATCGTGCATTACGTGGATTATGGGTTGCTGGTGAAGGTCTTGTATATGCTGATTTTGATAAGTCTAAGAACATCATTAAGTCAGATGATTATGAGCATATCAAGAGTGAACAGCATTTAACTTATTATGCTGGAGTCGATTGGGGCTTTGAACATAAGGGTGTGATTGTTGTTATGGCTGATGATGAAGACGGCAACACATACCTGATTGAAGAACATACCAGACAACACCAAGATATCGATTACTGGGTCAAGATAGCAAAGGAATACCGAGCCAAATATGGCTGGGATATGCCATTCTATGCTGATAGCGCACGACCTGAATATGTTGACCGCTTTAGAAATGAAAATCTAAATGTGTTTAACGCTTATAAGATTAGACTCACAGGAGTTGAAGTGATTGCCACGTTGATTAAGACGGGGCATTTTTTATGCCTTGATTCAGTCATTGATGATGATAAATCTAAATTCTTAGACGAACTTTACCAATATATCTGGGATGAAAAATCCGGCGAACCAGTTAAAGAAAATGATGATGTGATGGATTCAATCCGATATGCCAAGGCTACCAAGCAATGGTATGAAAAGCATCACGAAGAAGACAATCTTGAACAGCAAGACACTATCTTATCTAACAGTGGTGTGATTAGCTTTGAAACCAGTGAAGATGATAATCCTTGGAACATGGATTTGCGCTAGGAGGTTAAACAATGGCATTTGAAACACTAGAAGAAATGAATAAAAAGACAACGGCACCAATTACTTTACGAACGTTTGAACCAATGCTTGAGAACAAGCCATTGCAGTTTGAATATAATGGTCAAGCCTTTGTGATTCCACTTGGCGAAGATGTTCAAGGTATCTTGATTGCATTGATTCAATTAGTTAATGACACAGTGGCTGATAACAATGCATTTGTTGATACAGATGCTAAAAGGATAGCAGTTAAGTTTGCTAACGAGTTTATTAAACATAATTCGCAGCTGAAAACTAAGCCACGAATAAGAGACAAAGAACCAATAGCACCAAAGAAAACGAACAAGCCTAAATTTTACACGATTAGTCAGAAGGAGTTGAACAAACTTGGCAGAAAGTAATGATTTATCGGCACATATGCGGTCATTGAACATGTTACCGAAAGGCAAAGAGCGTCGAACCGGTAGTCGGTATGCTTTCAATGCCAATCAAGAGTACCAGATACCAATAAGTGCCTGGGAAAAATTGAAACCAGCTTCTAATGACTGGATCAAGTTTATTCAGTGGTATGTAAATGACCATTTCAGTTATCAACAACCAAGAATTTTAGAGTTGGAACGTTATTATCAAGCCGATAACAACATTCACTACTGGCTATCTAAGAACCAAAAGAAAAACCGTGCTGATAATCGTATTGCTAGTGCGATTGCTAGATACATTACTAACATTCAGGTAGGTTATGAATTTGGTACGCCTTTAAAGTTTGGATATACCAACAGCAAAGACGAAAACGACAATGGCGAAGAAATCTTAAATGAATTAGATGTATTCAACCAGCAAAACAACGAGCCTTATCATGAAAAAATCATGGGTAAGAACTTATCTAACACTGGTCGGGCTTATGAGTTACTGTACGTTCCGGAAGGTACGACAACGCCTCAAGTCCAATCTGTTGACCCTAATTCAGCATTTGTTGTGTATAGCACTGATATTAAGCCAATTGAATTGTTTGGCGTTCGTTATTACTCAGTCAACGTTAAAGGACAAATCAATTATCAAGTTGAAGTTTATACCGCTACTAACACGTATTACTTTACGGCTGGTGGTACTCCAGATGCTGATTGGAAGCTAGATAACACTACTGAACATCATTTTAAAGATGTTCCATTAACTGAGTTCAAGATGAATGAAGAGCGTGTTGGATTATGGGAACCTGATTTAGACAAGATGGACAGTTATGATCTCTTGATATCTGAGATGGTCAACTCTCAAGAAGATTTTAATAACGCTTCGTTACTGGTAACCGGTAAGATTGCTAACAATGCATCTAAACCGGAAGTCATGCTGGATGGTGCTGGACGTCCTTTGTACGAAAATAAGCAAGGTGGCTACACTGACCAACCAACGAATGATGATGGTTCAACTAATTCACCAGTCATGGTTCAAAAAGTATTAGATACTCATGCCAATGTTATCTATGTACGTCCATACGTGGTTGACCAACCTAATGGATCGAAGTTGGTAAGTAATCCAACAGCTCAATATCTTACAAAAGATTTTGATATGAATGGTTGGAAAATTAACATTGACCAGTTGATGTCTGATATTCATAAAGAAACCAACACACCAGATACATCTGACCAGAACTTTGCTGCTAATGCCTCAGGTGTGGCCATGAGTTACAAGTTATTTGGTAGTGACCAAGAGATGTCATTCTCAGAGACACTATACAGTGAAGCAGTACACCGCAGAATGCGCATGTTAGCTTCATATTGGGGCATTATTCCAAATAGCAAGGTAAGTCTATCTAAAGATGTTAACCCGGCCGATAACGTCCAAATTACGTTTACACCAAACTTGCCAAAAAACAATCAAGAGACTATTCAGACAGTTCAAGGCTTGGTAAGTACTGGCGACGTTTCTAAAAAGACAATCCGAGAGATGTTGAGCACGGTCACTGGTATTCCAGAAGACCAAGAAGCACAACGAATTGAAGAAGAACAACAGCAATCTGGTGATGATACAGCAGACAAGGTTGCACAGGCAATTCAGAAGTTGCATGCCAATGTAAGTCCTGATGATAGTGAAGATGACAATGACACAGGTGGTGATGACAATGGCGACAGTGAAACAGGTCAAGAAGAAGATAACCCAGATGGTCAAGCAGGACAAAAAGAATAGCGACACGATCGATAATTTCTATCATGACGCATTACAGATTGTTGCTAATCATTTGAGTTCTTTTTATGTGCAATATGCTGATGATACTGGCTTATCTTTAAATCAGGTTACGTCGCAAGTTAATTCGTGGGACACCAATCAATTCAAGCAAGCAATTAATGAATTAATGGCCGATACACAACCTGATAGCGAGCTAGACCAACGATTGGCCGTTGCCTATGTAAAAGCTCAGGGAACTAAGCGAGATATGCTAAATTCTATGGTTGGTGCCAGTATGGATATTGCTACCACCAAAGCTAAACAGTTTGGCATGCAAGAACTTAACCGGCAATATGCCAATGGCTATAACATCAAGAAATATAACAACATTGATAAGTCTCAAGTGCCAAAGAATATTGCTAAGCATGCCGATTTTCAAGACCGATTGTGGGTGCATAACGACGTGGCCAAGTCCAACATGCAAAAGACTTTGAACCAAGCACTTAGAAGCCAACTCGATCAAGGTAAATTAAATCAGTTATTAAAAATCATTGAACAAAATGATGGTCGGGAAGACCAAAACCTTGCAACTGATTTAAACAAAGCCTTATCTGGTGTGCATGTGTTGGTCAAAGACGAAAGTATTCGTAATTCTAACGCCGGTTATGAGCAAGCTAACAATGATAATCCAATGTCTGGCTATGATTATGGGATGTTCTGTACACAAGAAGATGATCGTGTCTGTGATATCTGTGTGCCATTAGATAGACATGTCTATTTATGGGATGAATGCCCAGTGCCAATTGATGATACGCACATTGGTTGTCGTTGTTGGCGTGTTCGCTGTGATATTGACGGCAATATTGATCCAAATGACGACTATTCAAATCCATATGCTTAATTCAACACCTTAACGGGTGTTTTTATTTTGCCTTTTTTCAGCAGGCGTTAAAGAACTGCAATCTAGTGATTCGCACTTAAACCGATATTAGTCCACGTGACTTAAAAAGGAGTTCTTAAGATGAAAACTAACTTACAATACTTTGCTGAAACTGATCCAAAAGATCCTAAAGATAAACCAGACGATAAGAAGTACACACAATCTGATGTAAATCGCATGATGTCCGCAAAATCAGATGAAATTACTAAAACATATGAACAGAAAATTGCTGATTTACGTAAGGAAATGACTGACCAATTTACTAGCCAACGTGAAGAGTTAATCGAACAAGGCAAGAAGTTGGCCGGTGAAACTGCTGAGCAAGAAGCACAACGCAAGTTGCAAACTCAGTTGGATCAATTGAACTCACAAAAAGACCAATTGGCTCAACAAGCTCAACACTACAAAGAGATTGAGGCAGTACAGGCAACTGAACAATTACTAAAGGACAAAGGTATTCCTACAAGCTTTGCTAAAAACTTAAGCGATCTAGATGAAACTAGTCGTCAACAAAACGTTGAGATGTTTGCAAATGCATGGCAAGAGAATTTAAACCAAGCAGTCCAAGACAAATTAAAAGGCCAAGACAACCCTCAATCTGGTAACGGTGCAGTTGATACTTCGATTTCGAAAGATGACTATAAAAAACTAGATATCAGTGAGCGAATGAAGGTACTTAGCGAAAATCCAGAACTCAAAGACAAATTACTTTAGGAGGCTATCATAATGGCTGCTTTTTCAGGAAACGTCACTGACCTTTCTGCCAATTTCATCCCAGAAGTTTGGTTGCAATGGGTCTATGACAAGACAACAGAAACAAATAACTTTTTCAAATCAGGCATTATTGCTCAAGACCCTGTGTTAGGTAGTTCACTTTTAGGCCAAGGCCTTTACGTAACTATTCCTCATACTCGTGCTATTGATTCATCAATCGCATCACAACCATGGGATAACAAGCACGATATCACTACCAACTCATTGACTAGTGGGATTGATAACGATGTCAAGATTTACGAAAGCCAATCATTTGGTAATTCAGATTGGGATGACATGGTTACTGGTGCTCGTACACTTGACCAAATCACTGCTCAATTCGTCGATTACTGGGGTTCGGTTGATACTCAACGTTTGATTCAAGTGCTTAATGCTACTTTCTTAAATGCTGATATTGCTACTGCTAAATCATTCCACGTTGGTGCCGAAAAAGACTTCGCTGCAACAGATTTTGTAAAAGCAATGGCTCGTATGGGTGATGTGGCCAATAATCAAGTATCTAAGATTGCCGTTAACTCAGGTGTCTACAACTTCATGGTCAACCAAAACTTGATTGATTTTGTTCAACCTAGTGAAGGTGCTACACCAATCGCCAACTATAACGGTATGGCAATCGTGCAAGATGATAAATTACCACTTGCTGCTGATGGTACTGCCGCTGCTTATATCTTTGCTCCAGGTGCTGTTGATTACTCAACTGCTGTTGGCCCTAATGGTATTTCAGTAACCCGTGATGAAATGGCTCAAGGTGGTATCTCAGCTATTACTCATAAACGTGTTGTAACTACTCATATTGCCGGTACTGGTGCTGATATGGCTGTCGAAGCTAACCCACTTAACTGGAAAGCTGATCTTGAAGCTGGTGGCAAAGCATTATACAAGCCAATCAATGACGTACGTGATATCCAAGTTATTAAATACGGATTCAAGATTGACCCTGATTTTGTTGTGCCTGGCGTTAACTCACCAGCTCCAGCAAAGACAACTGGTACTAGTTCATCAACCAGTGGATCGTCAAAATAACCGCCCCTAGTGGTGTAAACATTACACCTACAACTAGCGGGGCACAGATAACAACAAACTAACTAAACGGAGGTAAATAATTTGGCAGATGCAAAAGATTTAAGCTTACTAGCATTTAAAAAGGGCGATGATACACCTGTTGCAACTGGTGAAAAAGGTACTGGATTAGTAGATATTACTGGTTTAAAGCCTGGAACAGTTGTAAATGATGGTGATTATCAAGTTGCCAACTCAGATGGCACCACATTATCCGGTAAAGTTGATGTTCCAGGATGGACTGTGGCATTGCCTGCTGTTCCAACTGCACCAACTATTAGTGCCACAGCAATTGACGGTGGATTTGATTACACCATCACACCTGACGCAAATGTTGCTTCTGAAAATGTTGATAAATACACCGTTCATTACACTGCTGAAGGTGGCAAAGAACAAACTCAAGACGTGCCTTATGTTGCTGGTAACGTTACCGGTTCAATCAGTGGCTTAACTGATGGTACTGCTGTAAATGTTGCTGTTACTGCACATAACGCTGGTGGCGATAGTACTGAAAGTGCAGTCGTTGCTGTTACTCCAGTTGCTGCACAACCAACTGCACCTGAAGACGTTACACCAAAGCCAACTGATGACGGTGCTAAAGTTTCAGCTAACTAAGCGGGTGATTTAAATGGCTGATAATCAACCAAATAGCATCACACCAGATGTTATTAAACAAGATTTTAAAATCGTTAAGAACTTTGCAGACGATCATATTCAACGTGCAATTGATTCAGCAGTAAACCAAGTCAAAAGTGACCAAATCGAAGCGAGTCATGTTGAAGAAGCAACTATCTCATTTGCCAAGCATTTACTATATCGCGATTGGTTTATGAGTTATGGTGGCGTGCAATCAGCAGGAACCTTTGGTAATAGTCAATCTATGGTCAATTTCAACGGTTCTGACCCGTATCTACTTAACTACAATGACATTGTCGATAAGTACGGTACAGGCCAGAATATGGGTGCTATTTGGACTGAGAGTTAATGGCCAATAAAGATTTCGATATGCTAACACCTGGGATTAAAAAGTTACAAGAGTTAGCTAATTCTAAGGTGTACATTGGTGTGCCTTATGATGATGACCATTTGACCATGATCGCATTAGTTCAAGAATATGGAACGACCATCAAACCAAAGAACGGGCAGTTTTTAGCTATTCCAACCGAAAAAGCTAAGGGCAGGAAACCCCGTGAGATTTCTGATCTACATTTCATGCAGTCCAAAAGTGGGGCATATCTGTTAGTTAGAAATAATGGTTCTGATGATATCGAAGTACTATTTATCTTGCGTCGTTCGGTGACAATTCCTAAGCGACCGTTTATTCGGTTCACTTATGATCAGCACATTGACGAATGGACAAAATTAATGCGTGATTGGACTTTTGAAGTGCTAATGGGTCGACTAACAGTTGATGAAGCATTAGCCAAACTTGGTAAACAAGCTGTTGATGATATGAAGCGGACGATAAAAGAATTTAAAAACCCACGTAATGCACCACTGACTGTTGCTAACAAAGGGTTTGATGACCCGTTGATTGACACTGGTAAGATGATGAACTCCATCACGTGGCATATAGAAAGAGGGTAGAAGCATGGCTTTAAAAATTGTTATGGTCAAGGCCAAACAAGATGATAACGGCAATTACGTTGCTCCTAATCGTTACACTGCTAAACCTGAAGATATTGTTGATTCAGGCGAAGCGAGCGTACAAATTTCCGGTTATAAGTCAGGTGATGTGATTCCTGATGGTGCCTATTATGTTGGTTTCTATAATGACCAACTAGAAAAGTTTTTAGGCACTTTCCAAAAGGTTGCTGGATTTACAGTCCAATAGAAAGGACTGATAAATATGTTTGATAACTTCGACAATTTTAGCTTCATTGATGATATGTTGGCTGAGCCACTGACCATCACCGTACCGGGTGTTGATACTCGTAAACGGGATGAACACGGACATCCAATTATAGAAGAAGCTAAGACTTTTAAAGTTGAAGAAGCAATCGTCAACAATACGAACCCTAACTTTCAAATTGATATGGGTGTTGGTGGTACACAGACCGTTGGTACATTGTATTGGCGTTCTAAAACCAGCGGTTATCCTAAGGGCACTCAAGTTGTCCGAGATGAGCAACCTAATATCGATTATGAAGTGACGGCGTATGCAGACGATCCAGCCGCTGGATTAACTTATTATTCTTTGAAAGAGGTGGGAGCTAATGAACAACGACCAAACCTCGACCAATTCTAATGAGTGGAATTTGTACCAGCAAATTGATGATGCAATCATTGCGCAAATCAAAAAATATGCGCCTGAACTTGAAGTAACACTAGAGAATGTTAAAGGTGAAAGACCTGCATACCCTTACGTGTCGATCAGTATCTATGACGATGATGACCAGCAGGAATTTAATACGATTGAGAACGAGCCATTTAACATCCATATGGATCTTAAGGCCGTTTCAAATATCGAAACAGAAGCT